AGAAAACCTTAAAATGATTGTTGATGATTATGATGTGGCAATTTCGTCACAAAAAATCTCACACTTTGTAAATCGAAATAAGTCCATTCAATATTGGATTGCAATTGAACCAGACAGTGAGTTTTAAATGTCTGAGGTCTATAAACTTGAAGACGGTACCGAATATAAAAAAGACGACTTTATAAAAGTTGAAACTAGAGAATATCATCAAACTACACATTATCTCAATAGAGAAATTTCTGTAGAGGATATAATAACTGAGTTTGGTGATTTGACTACCTTTGAAAAAGGTTTATATTTTGACTGGAGTACCTATCATAAGGCTAGTGAAGAAGATAAAGAATTAGCCGATAAGGTACAAACATTTGTAGATGAACACGATTATGACCGTGAAGAAGATTGTTGGACAATGAATAAAGGCGGTTATGATGTTGATTGTGAAATTGTAAATGAGTTTACAATAGAAAATAAATAATGAATAAAGTGAGGTTTATATTATGTCAGAATTCTTATGGGTTGAGAAGTACCGTCCTAAAAAAATACAGGACTGTATTCTTACCGAAGATTTAAAGAAAACTTTTTCTGAGTTTGTAAAACAGAAAGAAATTCCTAACTTACTATTATGTGGTACTGCCGGTACAGGTAAGACTACAGTAGCACGAGCATTGTGTGAAGAGTTAGGTGTTGATTATATCATAATCAATGGGTCAGATGAAGGCCGACAAATTGATACACTAAGGCACAAGATTAAAAACTTTGCTTCAACTGTATCTCTTACCGAAGACGCTAATCACAAAGTCGTAATTGTAGATGAGGCAGACTATATGAATGCCGAGTCCGTACAACCTGCATTGCGTAATTTCATTGAAACATTTTACAAGAATTGTAGATTTATCTTTACTTGTAATTACAAGATGAAAATTATTCCTGCATTGCATAGTCGTTGTACAGTTATTGATTTTGCGATTAAGAATGGTCAAAAGGTAAAAACCGCCAATGCATTTATGACCAGACTTGGTGACATTTTAACTGAAGAGAAAATCAAGTTTGACAAAAAGGTTTTGGCCGAGTTAATTCAAAAACACTATCCAGATTTCCGTAGAACTATCAATGAACTTCAACGATATTCCGTTAGAGGTGAGATTGACAGTGGTGTTCTGTTTAGTATGTCAGAAGCCAACAACAAAGAGTTAATGACAATTCTCAAAGAAAAAAGATTTAATGATATGCGAAAATGGGTTATTAATAACCTTGACAAAGAACCATCTTCTTTATTTTCTAGTGTATATAATAGTCTTTATGAGGCACTTGAAAGTAAATCAGTACCTCAAGCAGTTTTGATTATTGCAGGTTATCAATACAAGGCGGCTTTTGTGGCAGACCATGAAATCAATATGGTTGCCTGTCTAACTGAAATTATGGCAAATTGTAATTTCAAATGACAATAAGCGGGTATAGCTCAGTGGTAGAGCATTTCGTTGCCAACGAAAGGGTCGCTGGTTCGAATCCAGTTACCCGCTCCAGAATTCGCCCTTTTAGCTCAATTGGTAGAGCAACTGATTTGTAATCAGTAGGTTGGCGGTTCAAGTCCGTCAAAGGGCACCAGAGGTTAGTATGATAAAAGGTATTGGTTACTTAGAGTATTGTAAAGAACGAATGAATGAGGGTTACACTACACAACAAAAAAGAGATGGTAGTGGTTACGAACAACCTGGTCAGGAAAGATATGTTCTTTACTTTGCAAGGTCACATATAACAGACTTTGAAACTGGTGTGATTGCAAGAGGTCAAATGAAAATTGGCCAAGCAAAGTATCTTAGTGCCGTAATGAGAACACGAAACCAACCTGGAAATGATTTTAGGTGTTATGCTGAAGTTGTGTTAACAGATTTACAACAAACTTTTGATGCAGAAGCCATTGTAAAAAAACTATATAAAGGTAGAAGAATAAAATTAACACAGAACCAACAAGAACTGTATAATTTTAAAGATGAAGAATTAAAAGATGTTGTTGATTATGTGGTAAAAAGTTTACCTTTTGAACCGAAAGAGATTAAATATTATGTATGAATTGAAAGATTATCTACAGGCTATTAACGAAACTAAAAAGCCTTTACTTGACAGTGATGATAAAGAGTGGGAAAAGAAGTATGCACCATTTATTATCAATCGTTGTTTATCTATGTTTTATGATACCATAATGCATTCCAATGAGATGAATGGTTTACATTTTCTCCCTAAAACTATGCAATTCCATTATCTTATAAATAGTATCCGTAAGAAAAAGCGATTTGGTGGGAAGTGGATATCACAGGCCAAGCTTAAAGATATGGAAGTTGTGAAAGAGTATTATGGTTTTAGTAATGCAAAAGCAAAAGAAGCTCTCAACCTACTTACCGGTGACCAAATTGAGAATATAAAAATTACACTTAATAAAGGTGGGAGAAAGAAAAAATGAGTGAAGACATTATAAGTTGGTCGCAAAGTGATATGTTAGAGGTCACTATCAAGCAACCAGACGATTTTTTAAAAATTAGAGAAACACTAACGAGAATTGGTGTTGCAAGCCGTAAAGATAAAACACTTTATCAATCGTGCCACATTTTACATAAACAAGGCAAGTATTACATAACACACTTCAAAGAACTGTTTGCCTTAGATGGTAAGAAATCAACACTAGTAGAAAACGATATCCAAAGACGGAATACAATTGCGTTACTGTTACAAGATTGGAACTTAATTGATATTGTTGATACAAGTAGAGTAGAAAACAAAGCGCCATTGAGCCAAATTAAAGTATTACCGTTTAAAGAAAAAAGTGAGTGGGAATTAACTGCTAAATATAATATAGGTAAGAAATCTGAAGGACAAGATGGCGGAAATGCAAGTACCAAAGTTTAGACAATTCATATCAGAAGCAAAAGAAGATAAAAAATTCTTGCGTCTGCTCATCATCACAGATGAACCAGAAAAGGCAAAAGAGTTTCATACAGCTGATAGACTTAGAGAAGAGTGTGATAAGTTAAAATATCCACACTACCTCTTTAAACTTACTGGTGGTTATACCACATATAAAGATGGTGTCCGTAAATTTCATAACCAAGACGATAAAAAAGGGTTTGAAATTGATAGTGACACCGTTGCAATTATTCGTGGTTCTATAACTAGAAAAGATAGTTGGATGGACTTTGTGTCTATCTTAGAAAGAGCTAATGTATGTTGTGTAAACAGCAGACAAAGTATTAATATTTGTGCAGACAAATATAGAACTTCATTAAGACTTGCAGATTATGGTTTAACAGAACCTAAAACTATTCTTATCAATGACCCCGAAAAATCAGTAGAACTAGTTGAAGAAGCTGGTTTAAAGTTTCCTATTATTCTAAAGACACTTAGAGGTTCTAAAGGTGTCGGTGTATTATTTGTTGATACAGAAAAAGGTTTAGATAGTATTGTACAATTAATTCATAAACAAGATGAAGACACAGATTTATTAGCACAACAATATATTAAAACAGATTATGATGTAAGAGTACATGTTTTAGGTGGCAAAGTAATTGCAGCTATGAAACGACCAGTTATTGAAGGTGACTTCAGGTCAAATGTATCACAAGGTTCTGTACCTAAAAAGATAGAACTAACAGAATTAGAAATTGAAGAAAGTCTGAGAGCTGCTAAGGCAATAAACGGACATTGGGCGGCAGTTGATTTCATACCTAGTAAAAATAGGGAGAAAGAACCGCCATTTATGTTAGAGGTGAATTCATCACCTGGTACTGAGGGAATTGAAGATGCGACTAAACTTAATATATCTAACATTGTTATCAACTACTTTGCTGATAAAAATAACAGGTATAAAACACCAACGGAGTGTGGCTATAAAGAAGTGGTCACAATTAAACCTTTTGGGGAAATCGTTGCTAAGTTTGATACTGGTAATTCAGGCATGCCAGTTATACACGCTGATAAGTATAAGGTGGATGGTAGACAAATTAGATGGACTCTTTTAGGTAAAACTATCACCTCAGATATTATTCGTAAAGAAGAAATCAAAGTAGGTGGATTAAGAGATTATGATGAGACCAGATATGTAATCAAACTTGATGTAGAGTTTGCAGGTGGTCTTTATAAAGATATAGAATTTACTTTGGATGATAGAGATGAGAGAAGTCTTATCCTATTTGACCGTGCATTTATGAACAGATTAAATGTAATGGTTAACCCTCAAAGAAAATATGTGATAACAACCAAATACAGCATTGACTAATTGAATTAGTTGTGTTATATTATGATATAAGGAGTGAAAATGAGAAATGTAAAAATTATTCGTCTATCAACAGGCGAAGATGTAATCGGTGATATTGAAGAAAAAGATGACCATATTGTGGTTAAAAAATCGTTTGTCTTAATTCCAAGACAAATGGCACCAGGACAACCTGTTCAATTGATGTTGTCACCTTGGCAGCCATATACAGATGATAACGAAATTGTTGTAGATAAAACAAAAGTTATCACAATGATTAATCCTAAAAAAGATATCAAAAGAAACTACGAAGAAAACACCTCAGGTATTATTCAGGCAACGGCGGCTGACAAGCAACTTATTACTGAAACTAAATTACCTAAGGTCTAATGATAACTGTAGTCTTTAAAACTAAAAATGATACACAAGAAGTCGAAGTACCAGAAGGAACAACCATCATGGAAGCGGCCAAGTTTTTTGCTCGACCTTCCATTGAGCAAATTCCAGCAACTTGTGGTGGTGTTTGTTCGTGTGGCACTTGTCATATTCATATTGGAAATGATTGGCTTGACAAACTTGATAAAATAGATTATAATACTCCTGAAATTGACTTGTTAGAATATCAAAAGTCTTACAAGCCAGGCATTAGCAGACTTGGTTGTCAAGTCAAACTAAACAATGAACATAATGGAATAGTGGTGAATTTACTAGATGATGAACTTTTATAAAAATGTAATTGAACACAAAGGCAAATTACTTGTACGAGGTATCTTAGGCGATAAAGAGTACAAAGAAAAACTTGACTTTGGTCCTACATTATTTACTTTAACAAGCGAAGACACAGGTTGGAAAACTTTAGATAATCGTAATCTAAAACCAACTGAATTTACCAATATATTTGCAGCTCGTAAGTTTCGAAAAGAAATGCCTGAGAATAATCCTGTCTATGGATTAGAACGATATCATTATCAGTATATCGGTCAAAACTATCCAGGTCAAATCGAATGGTCTAAAGACTTAATCAAAATCTTTACACTTGATATTGAAACGACTTGTGAAGGTGGTTTTCCAGATGTAAACAATCCTGTTGAAGAGATTATCTGTCTTACTGTAAAGAACCAATCTAACAAACAAATTCTAACTTGGGGTGTCGGTGAATTTAAGACCGATAGAACTGACATTACATATGTGCAATGTGCTAATGAGAAACAGTTATTGTTTGAGTTTCTAAAATTCTGGATTAAAAATCATCCAGATGTTATCACTGGTTGGAATACAAAGTTTTTCGATTTACCTTATTTGATGAACAGAATTAAAATGGTTGCAGATGAAGAAACTGCCAACCGTATGTCGCCTTGGAAGATTGCTAATGAACGAGAAATCTATGTACAAGGCCGAAGACAAATCTATTATGAATTGTATGGCACAGTTATGCTTGACTACCTTGATTTGTATAAATGGTTTATCCCAACAAGACAAGAGAGTTACAAACTTGACCATATCGGTGAAGTTGAACTAGGTCAAAACAAGAACGATAACCCTTTTGATACATTCAAAGAGTTTTACGAAAAAGATTTTCAAAAGTTTATTGACTACAACATCCAAGATGTGGAGATTGTTGATGCGTTAGAAGACAAACTTGGTTTGATTGAACTAGCATTGACCGTTGCATATGAATCCAAAGTTAACTATGACGATATCTTTTCACAAGTGCGAGTGTGGGATACATTGATTGCCAATCATCTACACGAAAAGAAGATTGCAATACCACCAAGAGAAGAACATACTAAAGATGTAAAATACGAAGGCGCCTATGTAAAAGAACCAATACTAGGTGGCCACGATTGGATTGTTTCTTTTGATATCAATTCACTATATCCACATATTATTATTCAGTACAATGTTTCACCAGAAAAACTAATTGGTAATTCACCAGTGAGAGTTAATGTCAATGATATGATTGACAACAAGATAGACCTTAACTTTCTAAAAGATAAAAATGCCTGTATCACTCCTAATGGTGCAATGTTCAAAGCAGATAGTCAAGGTTTTTTACCTGAGATGATGGAGAAGATGTACAATGAACGAGTGATTTTTAAGAAGCGTATGTTGAAAGCAAAAGAACAATATCAACGAACTAAAAATCCAGACTTAGTAAAAGAGATTGCTCGTTGCCACAATATTCAATGGGCAAGAAAGATTGCCTTGAACTCAGCTTATGGTGCAGTTGGTAATCAATACTTTAGATATTATGATGTAAGACAGGCCGCTGGTATTACAACTGCTGGTCAGTTTATTATTCGATTTGTTGAAAAGAATATGAATGAATATCTAAACAAGATTTTGAATACAGAAAACCAAGATTATATTGTTGCGTCTGATACTGATAGTATCTATGTTAATCTAGGTCCACTTGTTAAGCAAACTTGTGATGGTAAATCAAATGATGAGATTGCAGACTTCTTAGGTAAAGTTTGTGACAAAAAACTAGAACCGTTTTTAGAAAAAGTTTTCGATAGTCTATCTAATTATTCAAATGCATTTAGAAATGCTATGGTGATGAAACGAGAAGTAATCGCCAACAAAGGTATTTGGGTTGCAAAGAAAAGATATATGTTGAATGTGTTAGATGAAGAAGGTATCAGACTTGCAAATCCAAAACTTAAACTTATGGGTATCGAAGCAGTTAAGTCTTCAACACCACAAGTTTGTAGAGGTAAGATTAAAGAAGCAATCACTGTTATTATGTCTAAGAAAGAAACAGATTTACATAAATTGATTGCAGATTTTAGAAAAGACTTTCTTACAATGAAGGCTGAAGATATTGCCTTTCCAAGGTCTTGTAACAATCTTAAAAAATACCGTGATAGTGCAAACATTTTTATTAAAGGCACACCAATTCATGTAAAAGGTGCATTGATATATAACCACAAGATTGAAGAAATGAATTTACAAAACAAATATCCTTTGATACAAGAAGGCGACAAGATTAAATTTATCAAACTAAAACAGGCCAATCCATTTAAGTTTGATGTTATCAGTTATATTAGTACATTACCAAAAGAGTTTAAATTACAACCTTATATTGACTATGATGTTATGTTTGACAAGACATTCTTAGACCCTATGAAGTTTATACTAGATGCCGTTGGTTGGAAGTCAGAACCACAAGCAAGTCTGGAGGCATTCTTTTAATGGCAAGCTTGACATTTGGTATATTTTGTAGTATAGTTATATTATTGATACCAGTTTTATTATTATGGATGTGGAATGGCGAAGACCCTAAGTAAAGAACAAGCACAAAAAGTCGCAGCTATCTTCAATGACTATTTCGGTCAGTTTGATAGAATAGACCAGTATATGCGTGACCAAAAGATGGCACAGATTGAGAGTTTACCTCAGACTTTGCCAGGTATGGGCTTTGATTCCGATATGTTTGATGACTTCACTATATCTCCTGAAGATATGGATATTGAAGTTGTTGAGTTAGATAATCACACTTGGGACACCTGTATTAATATGATTTCAAGTCATAGTAATATGGTCAGTATTCCCGGAAAGGCATTGAAACTTGCAGTTAAAGAAAAGAATACTAATAAGTTTTTGGGTTTTATCCGTTTTGGCAGTCCTGTTATTAATTGTAAACCACGAAATGATTTATTGGGAAATGTACCAAATCTCACAACTTTCAATAAGACAGCAATTATGGGTTTTGTTATTGTTCCTTGTCAGCCCTTTGGTTATAATTATCTCGGTGGTAAACTTCTTGCTGGTATCTGTTGCAGCCATTTTGTTAGAGAACGATTAAATCAAAAGTATGATATGAACTTGGTGATGTTTGAAACTACATCACTTTATGGTAATACAAAAGGTGCCTCAATGTATGACGGTATGAAACCGTTTCTAAGATACAAAGGCAATACAATGTCAGACTTTATTCCAATGATGCACGGCAAACCATACTTAGATATGGTAGATTATGTTGAAGGTATTATTGGTAAAGGTGCTTTAGTAAAAGAAGGTGCATCTAGTAGAAAACTTAAAATGACCACAGGTATTATTGGTCTAGTTAAGAAAGCATTAGATGGTGATGACCTTAAAAAGTTTGGTGAAACAATTGCAAATGCAAAGAACTTAACAGAACAAAAAAGATATTATGTTTCAAACTATGGCATTGAAAACTTTGTTGACATTGTAAATGGTAAAACAGATAAGATTGTTAAGGCTGAAAACTTTGACCGATACACAGTAGATAATATTGTTGATTGGTGGAGAAAGTTAGCAACTAAAAGATATAATAAATTAAAAGAAGAAGGCCGTATCAGAAATGATTTAGAGATATGGACCAAAGACGCACAGATAGATAT